ACCAAGGGATTGGCTTCCTTATACTTCAGCATCAGTATCGTGAATGTTACCACGCTTCTTAGGCGCTTGATGCTCACCCTTTTCGTTTACAATACCGGTAATAGCACCGTGCTTACGCTTTTCGATGGTAGGATCTTCGTGTAAAATATCTAGTCCCTGCTGTATTCCTTCTTCAGATGATTCTACAATAGTAGCTTTATAAGCGCCTTGATCAACTTCAGGAATAACAATGCGATCTTTGAGTAATGCCTCGGCGTCGCGAATAAACACTTCAGTAACATTGAACTGTTTAGTGTATTGTGAAATCTCTACAGCTCTCATTAGGTCATCTAAACAGTTTTCTATATCAAGCATACGAACCTGCAGGTCCAGTGCTAACTGACGTGCTTCTTTGGGTTTTAAATCTTTAGGGTTTTTAAATTCCATTATTGTCCTTAAATTTTATGGTCGAGTATAAATTCAAACGGGGTCATAGTTACCCACCCTAATTCTTTCTTTTCGCGAGCATAGTACATAGTAAGCCAAACCCATGCTCCGCTAGTTACTTGCGTGGGAATCCATGCATAATATCGGTTATACAAAATTCCATTATTACTTCTAAATGATGTTTCCATTATTCCTCTGTCCAATCTGTGTAAACAAGTTTATAAGTGCCAAGTAAGCCAAACATCCAAGTACCAGTCTTAACCATTTTTAGTTGACGACTTCTTACTGTTGGTTTCCAAGTATTAAAATTATAACGCACTTTTAGAAATTCGTCATCCGGGAAATTGGGCAACGGTTTCATCTCTTTAAGGTTTCCCACATATAAGTAGGATCATCTTTTGGTACAGTTGCTACAGCTTCAATGAAACCGTGTTGTATCGCCCAATTGATATCGTTAGCAATATTACCTGGGCAATCTCGATTGATCTGAATACCGGCACGGTTGGCTAAACTATAAGGTCCATTTAGTTGAAAACTTGGATCACCTCGACGTAGGGTAACCCACGGACTTTCGCTAGCAGTAAAATTTATGGACATAGTTTTACAATCTCTTCGGCGCTACGACCAGACTTGGCTAACTCTAATCTGCATTCTTTAGAACTTTTCATTGCTAGTCCGCCGGCCACAATCATAGAAACAATAACAAAGCCTATGCCCAAGAATAACCATTTTTCAAACTGTGTAATCATTTTTAATCCTCATCTATTAGTTTAAGAATATGGATAACCAAAGTACATAGTATAAAAGCAATAGCTACTATACAAAGTGCTTCGGTTAACCAAGTTCCTATCACTTGTCTGCATCCTCGTAGTGAGCCCAAACACCAAACTCTGGTTCTGCTGACTTGTTACCTTTGATAATCCAAACAGTATCACAGTACAGTTCTACCTCTGCAGGACTCCAACCGTAAAAGCAAAAGTCAGTAAACATGATCAGTTTCTTAGGTTCAATGTCGTTTTCACGCAGGTAGTTCCAAACACAATGTGGATCTGTACCACCACCACCACCTGGTTCAAAACTGCTGATATCTTCTAAGTTGTCTGATGTAAATGTAGCTACATTGCCGACTTCGGTATCCCAACCCATTACTGTGATCTTGTACTCATCGTAGGCTTCCATGATACCTTTGATTTCACTCAAGAAGATCTTTAGGTCTTGGTCTGTAATTGATCCAGAAGTATCAATACCGATGACAACATCAATCTGTTCGCCCGGTTTCATGCCTGGCATAACTGCATCCATATGCCAGCTACGACGTGAAGGACGTGCCCAAGTAAAGTCTGATTTAACTGTAGATTCGATCTGTTGTTGTAACAGTTCACGCCAATCCATTACAGGCTCAATCAAGTCCTTGATCATGCGCTTGACACCGCCTGGTACATTACCTGCACCTACGCTGGTTGCTGCGGCTAAGACAGCTTCTTTGATCTCGTCACGGATTTCCTTCTTTTCAGCTTCTGTGAGCTTAGGACGTCCGTTGCCTTGACCAGATTTGTCGCTTTCAGTACCGTCACCTTCTCCATCTTCTTCTCCGGTACCGTCCAAGTGCTCATCTAGTAATTGCTTGAGCAACTGATCAACGTTGATTTTGTCTGCATTGGCATACAAGTCATCGTAAACTTCTTCGGCGCACATACCTTTGTATTTAGAATCGTATAAGGCAACAGGAATCTTGTCACCAACACGTTGTTCTACCAAGTCCCAATTTACACAATAGTCATCGGCAATGTTCCATAACTTAGGATCGCGATTGCCACGACGTCCCATATGGTCATAAACAGCGTGTAACACTTCGTGGCCTACCAAGAACTCCAACTGCTTCAGCGGAAGCGAATTAACGAATTCTGAGTTGTAATAAAACCTACGTCCGTCTGTTGCGGCAGTAGGACACCATTCGTCAGCATTGATCAAGTTCATGCGGGTAGCAAGGTTACCAAAGAACGGCTGACGTAACAGCAAGCCGATACGTGCAGTGATCAATTTTTCACGGGCACTAGCATCTACCTTGGGATCTGTTACTGTTTTAACTTTGCTTTTTTCTGCTAATGTAGTCATTAAATGCTCCTAAATTTTTACTATACAACTATTATACATTAAACTGATTTGTTGGTCTGTAGTCTAAAAACAACGGTTTAAACTCGACTAAATGGTTTGTATTTGGCACCGTTATTGTGAGTAATTGAAGTTTCATCACCGTACTCATACATGGTTTTAAACGCTTCAATCCATGCACTAAAAATATTAACCTTCATTTTGTAAGTAGGATTAGTCTTTTTAGATTGTGCAATATACCAGCGTAAAAAGTCTGTGCCCAATACTGCGGTGCGGGCGATATCAAACAAATTATAAGCAACGACAGCAAGGATAACTACACCAACTAAACCGACTGTAATTTCACCAATAAGTTCAAACATTTAACGCTCCTTTAATTTCACTATACATACATTATACATTTAATGGAATTAATGGGCAACCAAAATAGAACCCCATAAACAGGGGCTCTAATTAGAAATTCAGCTGGATTTTACCATGTGCAACGTCTAACATCATAGCATAGCGACACAGGCGGCTCCAGTTACGATCACCTAGTTCGTATGCGTAGATATCGATCTTATGACGTACTCCGACACCAGTTTTCAAGCTCTGGACTTCCCAGCCGTAGTAACTGTATTGGAAGTTATACGCACCTGTAGCAGTACGAATCTTAAAGCGATTATCTAATGCGGACTCGCGATTGATACCTTTGTACCGTTTATCGTCGCCGATAGTGTCTATCTTAAAACTTTTGATAATCTCCATGTTACGAGCACGTTCTTTTTGCGCTTTGATACGATCAAGTTTGCCGCCGATGCTGACAAGGTCCTTGCCTGTCAAGCCCATGAGAGTAGCATATTCAACTAAACCACGAACTTGATCCTGCTTTTCTGCAGGGAACCTTTTAAATAATAATTCTGCTTCTTCCATATTACCCCCACTTCAATAAAAATAATGCAAACTTTTTCTTGTTAGAAACACGATAATGGTATAGTTCTTTACCATCTTCCCACTCACCAAATTCATCTTTTTCAGGATGTTCCCACTTACCAGTATCTACAAGCCCGCAATCATTTTTAAGATATTTTATAATACTTTCTTCGTCTATATATCCACTATCGATCAATGGAAATGATTCAGAAATCTTTTCCCAAACCGGGAATGGCATTTTATAAATCATATTACCCCCACTTTAATGCAAATAAAATTGCATCTTCTTCATTTTTAAATAATATTCCAATTTCTCGATGAGTTACCCACCGTTGTCCTTCCTTACCAAATTTTGCACATATCCATTTACTTAACTCTTGACACTCGTCTATTGATAGTTTTCTTGCCTGCATTACAAATGGATATGAATCTAATAGGTGTTGTTTTTCTTTATTATGTCGATCATTGGCAACTTGATCCCAATTAATTGAGTTTTTTAATACAGTATCCTCAAAATCCTGTTGGATTACTGGATCATCAATTTTAACCTTAACCCAATATCCTTCGAAACCATTTTTAGATTCGGTAATTCTAACCTGTTCTTTTGACCATTGGTCACGGAAAGAAAAGAGTACAAACATAGGCGGCCTACCGTTATGTATTGCACGAATTCTATCTGTATCATTTCTTATAAATTTGTATTCCATATTACCCCCACTGCAACATAAACGCACTTAGCGTTTCATCATCTTTAAAATATAAACGCATTTCATCTTTTTCTGTATGCCAAGCCCAACGAGTCGTTGATTCCATCCGGCACTGACCTTCATTGCCAGCTGGCTTTGCACGGATTACAATCCACTTAGTTTCGCAACCTGGACCAAACACTTCGTGGCACCAATTACGCCATTCTTTAAACTTTTCTATCCTGGGTTCACTCCCGCCCATAAAATCATACTCAGTTTCTACGTGATACTTCATAATATTATAGCAAGTGTGGCGCCGATCTAACCGAGTTACCTTCACTTGTTATACCTTGCTGTAATCTCTGCTGTCGACGATGACTGATACTTTGACTCTGTTACCGATAAAGTAGGTGCAACTGTATTGCCTTGGCAAATATCTCGACCTTCAAACGATCTTGCTATTCTACAATCCTGTCCCGTCGCTCCACTTACTACATGATCCGACACAGTACGACCTGTTGATTCATTTACTCCTACGCTGGCTACACCTGCTATAAACATAGGAACGGCACAACCGTTTAGCAGTAGTGCCGTTAAAAGTAGGAAGGTCTTATATCTCACGAATGCCTCCCATTTATGATGCTAGTGAATCTTACTTACCGCCTGCAGCAATAATATACTTGCCGTAACGCTTATGGAACTCATCAAAGTTCTTCAACTTACCTGGTACTAGTGGAAGATTATAGGTTGTCAAAGCTACGCGAGCTCCCATAACAACCAACTCAGTGGTAAAATTATCCATCATAAATCTGAAGAAGTTATCTGCTTGTTCATGCCATTCGCCGATCTTTTCTTTGCCTAGTTTGGCATAGCTATCCTGCAATTCGTAGCACATACTAACAGTCAATGAGTACATTGCTGATACTTCCTTAACCTTCAACTCTTTTACTTTACCAGCTAAAATATCGCTTGGGTTAGGCATTTGTCCAGCTACCTTACGGTGTGCCATAAACTTAACACCCAAACCATCGCCTACAGTACCGGCAATCAAATCACTCAATTCTGCATCTGTAGCATCTTCATCATACAAGAACTCTGATACGAAGCTCCATGAGCGTGGTGTAGCAAAAGCACGTGAACTTGAACGTGGGTTAAAGTCCATCAAGTCTTGTTTAGCGAAGCCGATGTAACCTACAACGTCTTTATGTACACGATGCTTAACTGCCCACTCGTTCCATGAATCGTAGTCTGCACGTACTTCTAAGTGTACGAAACGATTTGCTAAAGGCATTGGCATACGGAAACTTACACCTTTATCTGATTCACGGTTACCAGCCGCAACAATTACAACATTGTCTGGCAAATGATACTTACCTAGACGACGGTTCAAAATCAACTGATACGCTGCAGCTTGAACAGCAGGTGCCGCTACGTTCATTTCGTCCAAGAACAAAGTGATAACTGGATACTCTTTGGCCATTTCGGCAGTTGGCAAGTCGATAGGCTCAGCCCAATCCATCTTACCGTTGTCTTTGTTATAAAACGGAATACCACGCAAATCTGTCGGCTCCATCTGACCTAGACGCAAGTCAATGCACAGGCCGCCTAATTCTTGAGTCAAGTCTGCTACCAATTCTGATTTACCTACGCCTGGAGGACCCCACAAGAATACTGGACGTTTTACTTTGAAAGCACGTAACAAACGGCTACGGGTTTCACTTGGGGTAACTGTACGATTTTCACTAACGCTCATTTACGACTCCTATTAAAATTTAACTACGGAATTTAACTTATTTCTTACTATACAACTATTATACAATATTGATCTTTAACGGTCAAACAATCTTTACCGCTGTTGCATCTCTGCGATCGCTATATATCTTATTACCACGATCACGAATTAAGTCAGCACTACCTTGCGGATCGTTTTCAAACATACCGCGAATATCTTCGTCTGTAAGTCCTTCTTGAACATTCATAGTATAGATTTCGTAGTGTCTTTGACTATTTGCACGAGCTCGCGTCATTAGGTAATTTACAATATGGCTAATTTTTTTTGAAGGTTCCTTGTCTTGCAGAGTTGCCCAAGTAGCTTCTTTTTCAAGATCTGTAATATTAACCACAGCCTCAAGACCATTGCAGTCCCAGGCCATGATAAACAGATTACCCTCTTGCATTTTGGTACTCTGCAAAACAGCGATCGTATTCGGCTTTACTAACTTCTACGCCATCTACCAGATAGTGTATTTCGCCTGTGTCGCGGTTGCCCCAAGTCGTTAGCTCGTAGTTCATACTTCTGCGATTTCCCAGTTATTAATACGACGCTCAACTTCGTTGTTGAGAATGTCGCGGATAACAACGTCGTTGACCCCTGGGCTTTGACAATCGTTGTAGGTATCGGCTAAGCCCATTAATTCTTGCACGGGCATGTTGCGTACCATTTCTTTGTACTCGGCAATAGTTTGACATTTTGACATCAACATCTCCTTAGTTAAAAAGTGCTGGTTTTAGGTTTGTGAGTCGCAACCACCAGCAAAAATTGACTCGCTTCGTATTCTGGGGTATCAAGGCTCCCCAGGGACCGCACGGCCCCATTACAGCCTTATCCTGCCATTACTGGGCCCAACGATGCAGGCAACGGAATGTTGAGTATTTCACAAACATCTTTGAAATTGCACTGACATTCCATACCAATGTATTCAATGTCGTCGGCTTCAAATTCTGCGTAGTTGTCGTAACCCATGTCTTCGCAGATGGCATCTGCTGTTTGGATCACATGATTTTTTCTGTTGTAAGCCATTTTGCTTCTCCTTATCTTGACAAGTTGATAATACGACCTTGGTATTCCATAAAGCTAACCTTCCAAGGAACGAACACGATCTCACCAACACGGTTACCTGTATTTTTGTAACCAACTTCAGTAAACTCTTTGCCATCAAACACATCTTTAGTAACACGGATTTTATATGCTTGGTAACCACGAGTGCTATCGTTACGATCCAATACTTCGCCTTCAACAAAGCAATCTTCTCTGTTAACCATTGGCTTGAAATCGTAAGAACGAATAATGTCTTTTACTTGTACTTGCATGGTCTGCTCCTTGTTATTCACTATAACAACAGTATAGCATTTTGGTAATTAATGGTAAACCAAAATTTTAAGTACAAAAAACCCCCTAAAAACAGGGGGTTAAGGGTGTTGTTTTTATGCTACAGATTACATTGTTGTGTAATCTTCTTTACCGCAACCACACTCTGGGCATTCAAATGTTTCTGGCAATGAATCCCATGCGCCTTCTACTGCTTCATCGTGGACATGTCCACATACGATACAAATATGCTGTTCCATTATAGTGTCTCCAATTTAGTTTGATATGCTTCTGCATGACGCTTCTCTACTCGAGCCAAGGCTGCAAAACGTTTTTCTGCTTTGGCAAGAATAGCAGTAAATTCACTTGCGTGAGCTTTGCTTTCGTCAATTTGTGTTTGTGCTTCAAGTGCAGCAACGATATTACCTTCTTCAACTGCTTCTTTAAGCATTGTTGGGTACATGTGAGTGTATTCTTCTGTTTCGCCGGCGATAGCCATTTGCAAACATTCAGCAGTGGTTGGCTTACCTACTAACAATTCTAAATGACCGTGTGCATGTAATAGTTCCTGTCCAGCGGTGTGTTCAAAATGCTTTGCAATATCTTCGTGGCCTTCTGCGCGAGCGATTTTGGCAAAATACATATACTTTGTAAATGCTTGTGACTCTCCAGCAAAGGCCGATTTTAAGTTTTCTAGTGTAATTGACATATTGTCTCCAAATTAATTAAGTTAAAACATTATATAGTATTTCTATTAATAGAACAAACTATTTTTTGCCCAAATATTCGTGGCTGTAGCATACTCGGTAAGCATCACGGACTGTAGTTGTACCACCATATCCGGCCATCTTTCTAGCAGTACCATCCTTGTTTAGATAGCTACCCACACGGCTTTTCTTGTTCATTGACGTAGGTCTCCAAAGTGGACTATTTTCGCGATGCTCGCCAAAGCTAGGGTGTGCAGTCTTGCTAAAGTAGCGTAGCCCACGACTAACATATATTTCAGCAACGGCATCACTAAATCGTGTACCTATACCCATACCCTGAAACTCTGGCAGGATCACTGTACGATGACCGCGCCAGTACGAATGAATATCTCTGTTGGTTGAATGTATGGCGGCATGAAAGCCAATTGGTTTATCACCTAACAACAAGACATAGTAGTGTGCTGACTTGCTGATAGCAGTATCTAAATAGTGATACTTACTGAAATATCTCCAATAGTCGACACTTGAGCTTTTGATGGTGAGTGCAAGTTCTGGTCGTCTCCCCAGTCGAAGAAGTGACCTCCGGTTTTCTAAGACACAGAGATCTGTGTCATAAACGTATTCAGGATCCAACCATTCAATGATATCTCTATGGCAACTGGCAATATACAATGGATCTGTTGTGCCACGTCGATCATAAAACTTGCGAATACTTAATGCAAGACTTTTAGCAGTATCGCGGTCAACTACGGAGGTAAATTCATCAACGGTATTGATTCCTTGATCTAAGCATAGGGCCATAACAAATCTGTGATGCTCACCATTGCTTAGTGTGTTGGGTGTACGGAACCAAGCAGGGATAGTACGCAGGCCGCAGGCAAGCAATAGTTCTTCTCCACGTTCAGCAGTAGAGAAATTTTCAATAACTGCGGTACGTGGATCAAATTGAATCTGATTGCTATTGCCTAATGTGTTCAAGATCGTGCTTTTACCTGAGCCGCTAGTACCTACTATGAGTACAATGCCATTAGTAGGAAGCTCGGGTATTTTAACCTTAGCTTCTTTATGATCTGTGATATCGTACTTCTTTTTAATTTCTTCTAAGTAGCTCATACAATTCCAAAAAGGTTAAAATGGTCTTGCAAGGTCCATTTGTTAATATCAATCTCTTTACCTGTGTGAGTTGTAAACTTTGTAGTAGTATCAAAGACATTGTAGCGTTTAAAGAATTGCCAATAATCGGGACTTGAACTCACTCGCTTATGTTCACGTAATAACCGATCGTTGGATTTACTAATAAAACAAGTGGGGGTATTCAGCGCCTGGGCAGTTGTTAATATACCTTGTATTAACATGTCGCGGACCTTAGCTGCAGGAATAACATGTTCAAAAATACAATTCTTTAAATCGACTCCTACTTCTGTATAATGGGCTCCAATACCGCCCTCAATTACATATCCATGATAACGACGTATCCAATGGTCCATGCTATCTCGAAGTAGTCGGCCAGTTTGTGCAGTATGTTCATTACGATTGTAACGTTCTACTAAGCGATCAAGTTCATCTACTGCAATGATCAAACTTTCTGCATGAGTGATATTGCTGCGTTTGACCTTGGCGTAGTCTGCTTTAGTAAACTTTGATAAGGATTCTTTTAACATTATTATAATTTTTGTATTATTGCCAGGTATTTTTTAATGGCAATGTAACCCCGAGTGCTTTCTTCCACTGTGCATATCCAATTACTGGTCCCGATTCAAGTGCCACTTGTTTGCCATGTTTGATAAAGGTTCCTAACTTAATCGAATTACTTGTTTGTAAATAATCAACAACGATATCTCCGGTGAGCATAAAGCAATCAATAATTTGATTTGTATGTTCATCAAATGCAATCAGATAAGTATCTCTACATTTTGATTGCAAATTGGATTCATATTGTATATCACCAAAAGATGCAGTAAACGCCGATTCCAACTTTACACATTCACTTTTTTTAACGCACTCGAGCAGTTTATTGTCTTCTTTAGTTAGATAAATTGCTCCACGTTTAGTAACAAATGAATTATCTGTATTAATTGTTCTCGACGACGTTTTGAATTCTACTTCTGTTATTTTTCCGTTTTTAATAAAAATACCATCTGCACCGCGCTTTTCTTTAAGGTAAGGTAATGCACCAATATGTGCAGCTGCTAAAATATCAAATGCTTTTGCAGATAATACAAAAGCAGATAGGTCACCTGCATGAGCATCCGCACCGTGGAATTTTTTAAGGTCAAAGGAATTATTTTTCATTTGACGCTTAATCTCTGCAGAGTTTTCTGCAATCTTACGTGTTATCTCTTTGATATTTTTCATTTAATAATTCCAATCGGTTAACTAACTGTAAATTATATATTAATGAGTATTAGGGGTCAACCGTTTGTTTCTATGTTGTCTAAATACGACACTAAATCGTTTCCGTGCAATGTCAGCATCAGTGCTTCTTCTTCTTCAAATACTATGATTTTTTGTCGTTTAAGCAAGTAGTACATGCCCTTAAACAACCGTTCGAGTTGAAGTAAATTGCGATTAGATAGTTCTTCTGAAAGTGCAAATTCATAACTTTGCATTTTAAGATTAGCTTTAACAAACTGTAGACCGGCTAAACTTAATCTGAGACTGTTTGCATCTGTGGGATTTTTCCACCAGCGCCGTTGCATGTCAGTAGTCATGCCAATAGGAATACCAGCTTGGTCTACAAATATTTTAGTAAGCTGACGTTGGGTGTAACGCTTAGGGGAAGATTTTGTCACCGGCACGTAAAAGTACTACCGAAAATTTATCGCTCTTAAACAAGGTATTGAGCTTTTTGCAAAGATTAATCGCATGTCCGCTATTTGAGAAGGATACTTTTTTATATTTCGGGCCAGGGTACGACACAAGTATATTGTGTGTCTTTAGATTGATGGGTTGGTTGTCATAGAATACTGCCCAGATGCCTTCAGAGGCTAACACCTGTTCGCTTTTATATGTTGTCTTGTTTACATGATCCAACAGCACCGTTGGTTTAGGTCGACTCATGATGTTGTTCCTTTTAACTTTTTTGTTTGTGATATCTTTAACTTAGTTTCTTCAGAGTGACTCTTACCACGCATACCAATATTAATTTGTTGAGATCTTTTGTCTTTAATTTTATCTATTGTTTCTTTAGAATGTTTCTGTCCTGTGCGGAGATTCAGTTGTTTTGCTCTTGCTTCTTTAATTTTTTGTTTTACTTCCGGAGAATGAGTATATTGTCCTTTAATTCGACCACCGCCATCAAGGCCATTTTCTATTTTTAAGTTTGCCCACGAGGCCGACTCGACAATATTGTTTTCAGAGGAAAATTTAGTAGCATACTCAACTAGCGAGTCTTCAGTTACGAACAATTGACACCAGTGTGTAGTTATATCAAATCCGTGTGCTTTTAGATGATTTAACCAGCGATTTCCTGACCCAGAATATTTAATTGGGTCTTTCCTTGTGGTTTTACCAAAATACTGTAACCCGGTGATATTATGTTGCTTAATATATAACCATGTGGGTTTGAATGCTGACATTTTAACTATCCTTGATATACAGTTTATTTATCTCAATATATACCCAGTTTATTTAAAACCGCCGCCATCCATAGTAATCTGCGTAACTTCTGTGGCAACAGTACTATCCTTGCTTAAACCGGCAATAGTGGCCATCAAATCATAAATTTCAGCATGTAAACCGCGAGCTTCGTCGGCATTTAAGGTTAGAATCTTGGCGTTGGCTTGATTCATTGCTCTTACTTTGTCATTGAACTTTTTAATTTGTAGTGATACGTTATTATCCATTTGCTTCTTTCATTGATTCTACCATGCGCTCTTGAGTTTTAAATGGACCTTGGTATTCGTAACGATTTAACGTAATCAGTTTAGGGCAGTATGCACGGACCCATGTGCTACTAAACTTAATGATATAATAGCCTGCACAAAAGAAACTCTTTGACTTTGCGCCTTTGGTGTAGATAGGCAAGTAACGTTGAACATCTAGTACTTCATTATTGGGCTGTGTATTAGTAGGAAACCCATATACATCGTATGTATCTTGTTTAACTTTCTTTGGCTTCTCGGCCTTGACAAATTCAATATTGTACTTGGCACTGATCATTTTAATGCTAGGAAATTGTTCACGTTGATTATCGTGTACATATACAAATCCGCCTTCTTCCACGGCCATGATGTTTCCTACCTTGTTGCCATACCGCTCAACAATCCACATCTTATTCTTTACAATCGGTTTAGCAATCATTTCAGTCATACAAGTAATCCTATCATTGTTATATATGTTAATGCGTGTAGGTATTGGTCAAGGCCCAATAACCACCAAAACTTTTCACTTGACTCTGGCTTCCATCCAAAATGAGCATTTAGATTCATTTTTGCCCAGTCAATATGATAGTGTACTACAGCATCTGCAACGGCAAATACCAATGCTATAGTAATATCAAACCAGATGAAACAAAGGTATGTGCCAATGCCATGTAGTGTGGCATGTATTAGGCCACCTGGGTGTCCATACTTGCCTTTGTTCTTCCACTGATATTCCCATTGTAGGGGAAAGTCTATAATGAAGTGTTTAGTAAACAAGCAAATCAATAATAAAGTTAATGTCATTTACGCAACTTTCTACATTCTTCTTTCATAGCAGGAGTATAGTCTGGACTAATTTCCGCAATACTACAGTTAATCATTACCTGCCCTGACATAGAACTATTAATGCCATAGAATAGTAACCCCATCAGGATAGCCAAAGTTGCCAGCGCAGGCCACATTAACAAGTGTTCTTTAGCAGTAGTCATTTTCTTTGAAATACATAATTTAATGCAATAAGGGCAATATCAAGTACACAACTCGTCCACTCACCCTTGCCAAAGTCCACTAGCAAGCACATACTCATCCAGCCGATTGTGAACCAACTGATTTGTGTAAAGTGCAGGTCGTACCAATATAAAAACTTTTTCATTTCTTCATCCATTCTTTAATTTTGTCAACGGTTTCTTTTTCGATTCCAAGGAATCCGTGATGTGAAATACCCGAGCATTCATTACCTCCGATATCACCGCCATCCATCATGATAGTATCTGTACCTAGTGCCTTGGAGTGGGTAACAGCGCCTGGTCCGTTGGTCCATTTACAACTATCGCCAATGTGACCGACTACAATATTTTTACTCTTTAATCCAGTGCTGTCAAAACTGCCCACAGCTGAAGTATGTATAAACCCTGCAACTTCGCCATCTATGTGTGTTGCTAGATACATTGTGTCAGGTGTACTATAACTAGTACCAGCAACAAATATTTTAACTCCCGGATATCTACGTTGCAAATCATCAATTAATCCACGCATACGGTCAACGCTACTAAACCGATCTATAACTACTGTTACAGTTTCTTTGTCGGCAAACAGTATTCTTGATCGAATTAAAAAGTTACCTTTGGTATTAAAGAAGATTGTACCGTCTGCTTCTTTTTGTAATCCTATTGTGCCATTGCCACCGGGCATTAAAATAACAGCATACTTGGGTTTCGCACCTGGATATTCTGTTAGTAGATATGGAATTTTATCTCCATTGGCATAATGAGCAGTATCTACATACTGGTCTGGTGCATAGGTAGCAGACGAAAAGTCTGCAGGATTACTTGGGTTATGCTGTGCATACACCACGGAACTAACTAATAAGCAGGATAACACTAATAATTTATTCATTTACTTTTCTTAGTTTGCCGCAGGACGTCTACGTTCATAATCGGTACGTTGTAATTCTGACCAAACAAGATTCTTTTTAGCCAGGCGAGCTTGACGCCAATCCATAACAGTGGCTACTAACATAGCACCGAAGAATCCAATACCTATTCCAGTAGCAAGGAATAATCCAGCATACATTATCCACATATTATTTCTCCGGGTACGGTGCTTCTAAGAAACGAACATAACTATCAGCCATCTCTGACATCTTAATAAGATCATACTTGCCGCAGAACTTTAAGAAGTGTGCTCCTACCATAGGGCGATTTAACAGAACTGCTCCTTCGGCGATAGTAGTAGTAATCTTGGCTTTAATATCGTCCGGTTGTGCAGATAAGTCGACTAAGACCACATTGCGATTATAATCATCTAGAACCTTATGCTCTACTTCATTATGATCAGTCCAGCGTTGTAGCATTAGATTATTCCATGCAAAGCCCTTCTTATCTTTGTCGGCAAAGGCTTCTTCAAGACCAGTTTTAGTCTTAGTTCCTTTCCGACGTACTCCCGGGTAAGCCGAAAATACGTTGTCGGTGGGGTCTCCCCGCATACACTTTTCGAAAAGAATCCACTTAGGATCCGGAATGACCTTTGCTTCCTTAGTTTTTTTATCGATGACTGCTTTACCCTTTTTGTCGAAAATACCTTGAATAGTGTGGAGCTCATCTGCGATCCCGTTGTATTGATTTACGTTGTCTGCTAGTAGTTGATGGAAGTCACTATCGCTTGATACGATAGTGTGATGATCTGTTGGGTGACTCTGAATCCAACCTGCAATTAAGTCATCTGCTTCTAAATTTTCGTGTTGCAGTACTGTGCAGTTGGTCTTGTTGGCAAGATAGTCTTTAAGGTTATCAAATGATTCCCAAAAGAGTTTATCTTCCTCTTGTTCTGTTTCTGTAAGTGCCGCACGTGCCACAGCACGGTTAGCCTTGTATGGTGTATAAAAGTCTTTGCGCCAGCTACGTCCTTCTAAGAAGAAAATAACGTGATCTGCTTTTTGATCTCTCCAACTTTTACTAACACTACCTAGCGTAGTATGTATAGCAAAACCCAGTTTATCCCAGGTATCTGCTTGGCGGTGAGCGGCGTGTCTAGCACGGAAGAATGTGTTTGCGGTATCTACAAGTAAGTATCTCATTGAGTTATAATAGCATTTAATGATTAAGCTGTCAAGTTCTTTTCGACTATGCGTTGATATAAGAACTCTGCCCATGCACAATGGGCATCTACACCAAAATGGTAAGACGTTGGGTTAACTGTTTTAAATCCTTTTTGGATGCACCAATTGTAGTAGGTAAGATCTGGATTATATGGGTCAATATATGAATTGCCCCAGTCGAGCTCTTTATGTGGAATGCTGGATACAGTTATCTGTCCTGTACGTATAGGAGCAAAGTGGCTATAGGTATTAAAGAATACATGCGGAATGTTTAATTCATCCAATTCTTTATGGAAGTTATGTATACGTGTGTGCCATTCCAGCAAGCGTTTTTCTCGATATGGCTGGTCCTGCATAACGACCCATTCTTTATATTGCGTTTTCAATTCGTGAGGAACAGTATCTGTGCCACTTGCAGTTACTTGGTAATAGATTCCATTGTGAAGCCATTCTTCACGTTCCCAAGTTGACCATCCTATAACAACAAGATCTGGTTTAGAGTCGTTTGGAAAGTTTGCTAGATATTCCTGCGTGGTTCTTAGAATCCGGTCATTGCTTGCAGCACTTTCAGCAGCGCATTCTAGAACAGCATACAACATATTGGCCAGTTCGCAACCATAGCTAACACGTAGATTGTCTGGGTGAGGTTGTCGGCCCAGTGCCCAGTACAAGGGATCATCTTCTGCAAAAGCATGTGGGTTAACTGCTTCAGCACCTGCGCTATGGCTATCACCATTTACATATACAATCATACTGACCTATATTAACTTACCTCGGTGCGTCCATCACCGATATCTCTACGATTGATTTCTCTAGGACGATCATTAATTGGTTGATTGGCTTCCCATTGTTCAAAGTTTTCGGCTACCACGTTCTTACATACGTCTTGGAACCATAGGTCTACCATGTCACTATCTGTTTTGCCTTTGTATCCGGCACGTACCAAGTTTGTGATGAACTTTTCATTCCAGTCTAATTCAAACGCACCATTGCCGATATTATCTGGATCTAATTCCACTGCTACTACACTAACCCAAGGTTCTCCTTTGGCGTCAGCTGCTTGTCGCGGAGTCATTCCTGTAAAATCAATCTTCTTGGTTGTCTTGACTTTAGGTGTTGCAGTTGCTTTAGCCACTGGCTGTTTAACTGCAACTTTCTTAGTTACTGTTTTCTTTGCTACTGGCTTTTTAACTGCAACTTTCTTAGTTACTGTTTTCTTTGCTACTGGCTTTTTAGTTGCCATTTTCATTCTCCTGAATTTCTAACCATGTATTTTACTTGACTTAGGTACTCATAGTCAACTGGTACACCAGTAGTCCAATCTGTGGGTCCTGTTTGCACCAACAACATTTGTTCTTTTCTACGGTCCCATACTAACCAGTACAGGTTACCCATTACTACTTGAAACTGGTATTCGGCAGCATGCACCATGTCGGTGATATCTAACCGACGTTTAATACCTTCTGCTTGCTTTTGTAGTACTGCAACTAGTTCCATAATACGATCATACTCCTGCTGGGCATACATCCTAGCATGATTGATCATTATGTCTTTTTGTTTAGTGACAGGTACAAGATCAAACTTTGGACCACTAGACTCTGTAGGATACGTGCTAACATTTCTATTAAAGAAGGGTATTAAGACATTGCCCACAGTGATATCAAAGCTGGTACGCCCGTCACTGACATTAGACCTTTTATCAGTCACTGTTTTAATTTCTGTATAATGTATTCTACTTCGTTGTAGTAACGATGTTCTTCAACTGGAGTTCCAGGCCCAGTCCATACTGCTGTACCTTTGTAAGCATGGGTTAGCCAAAGACGCCGACCAGTTATATGGCAACGCTTAGGCCATAGCAAATAAACTAATTTAAACTCTGCACGAGTATTAAAAGGATCGTATTGTTCGTCCATCCACATTCCTGTTATATTCATTCCGTATAAGCCTTGCGGAAACATTCCGTACCTTACTTTCACTTGCCCCAACCATTGCCCCACAAGTCTACGTGCAAGCGTGGGCTATAATTAAATCCACGTTCGCAACAGATATTGGCAATGTTTAGTTTGTTTGATTCATATGGATCAACAACACCGCCCTGTGGCATCAAGTAAACAACACCAGTAAATCCACCTGCACGGAAAGCATCTACAGCCCGAACTGCCTCGTCAACGTGATCCGTTGTTTCCACAACAAACTTAAGATATGTGTGTCCATATGTTTGATAGATATTAACAACCTTGGGCTTGATAGCATCTTCCCAAGTTTCCCCACTAGCACTTAACTTGGCACTTACGCTAAAGGTAACTTCACGTCCGGGTAATTCATCAACCCAATCGATTAAGTAATCACGAAAGTCTTCATGTAGCTCTTGGGTACCATTGGTTTCAAATGTAATGTTCTTTAAGTCTGCCATACGTGGATGACTCAGCAACTCAGCATAAGCACGTTGCCAACCCAACAATGGTTCACCGCCAGTAATAACCAGGTGTACATCATTGCCGTTATTCTGCGCCCACATGTTATTAGGAGTTAATGCTAACATTTGTTCTACAAGTTCTTCTGTAGTTAATGTTGGACTTAGGTGTTTAAATGCAGGATGCCAACTTGCGTAACTATCGCAACCTGTTTCAACTAAGGGTAAACTTAAGAAAGTATCATATTTGCTAACTTCTTTAGCAACTTCATCTGCACCTGTGGATTTTTCACCGGGCTTGCAACCAAATGAACTACACGTAAAATTGCAACCATACGTCCGCAGAAAAACTGATGGCACGCCAACAAATCTTCCTTCTCCCTGAAGTGAATAAAACAATTCACTTACTTTAATCTTTGCCATTATTGTCCTTTAACATATCAAATCCTAACTCTCTTGGTGTTTTGCCACGCCATTCTTTTGGTGTTCTTCTACCCTACGCATTTAATTTTTATTGAGTTGGGTCTTCGGGATTAATTAAATTATTATTTGCAGATTTCTGCATTACACCGGACAAATAGCTATGATATGCTTTAGTTCTATCACCTTTAGCAAATACACGCCTACCACACTCGTTGCATTCGTGATAAAACATTTCGTGTAATATAACCTCTCCACCTGCCCATTTAGGTTGCTTTTCTAATACTTCCGACCCCTCAATGGTAAATTTGTCTACACATTGATTAAACGTACATATCACTTCAAACGTTACTGGATCTAAAAAGCTAACATCAACTTTTTTCTTTGACATTTTTTTAATCTTCATATATGTTTGACCATTCGGTTAGTTTTTGACTTTTTTTCACTTGTGCTACATGTAATTCTTTATCTGTATATACTTGGTGTGCTTTAAGTAATTCTATTAGTAAAGTAACATCGCCCAACTCTTGTACTAAGTGCTCACGTTGAGTGCCGCCATCTTTGTAACTATTGTCTATGCCAAAGCGGCGAATCTTGCTGATAGCAACAATTACTTCCGCACACTCCTCTTGGAGTATGTCTAGGATTTTGTTTACCTTAGGCGAACAGGTCTTCATTCCACTCACGATGTCCTTCACGAAACGCCATGTTACTTTGGGTTTCTCTAACTTCGACTTTGTAGCACCATAGACGATCTGCTTCAGCTTCACCCCACATGTCAGGGATATAAACACCATTGACATATTTGTACAACATATCTGCTAGTCCTTCACACCCTAGCCTAGGAAGGATAGTAAGTTTAGCTAGATTTTTTTCTTGTAAAAGTTTGTATGTTTCTAATTCAGGATCATCTTCTGCCACTAATAAAGTGTGATCAAATTGACTTTCTAAAATACCTTTAAGCTCTTTAAGTCCGCCATAATCGGCAGCCCAGTGGCGGGTATCTAATGTATCTGTACCAAAGTAAAATTTCATACTAAAACTATAACCGTGAATTAAGTTACAGTGACTATCGGATTTCCATTGGCGATATGCACACGGAAATGCGTCATGATATTCTTTTGTACTGGTGTACTTGTATTGTATTGCTTGATTCATAATAATTCTCCTATGTTAATTATAGCATAGGCGGCAGAATTTATCAATCGGGATGACGCCATAAGACCGATGTTTTTGGGGATATAACTATTTATCTTGTTCAATTTGGGTGCATTTAAGTTTATCATCGCATAGTTCAAATGTACCATTTTGGGTATTCATGCGTACAATATGCCCTTCGTGAACTGTAAAGGTATATTTGGCATTGTCAACCGCAGGCATTGTCACTTGGTATCCAAGTAAAGCACACATCAGGGCTGTTAGGGCTATCATTTATATTTCCTGGCAAATTCTAAATGCATTTTCATAGCGGCTCCAGACGAAAACTGGGTATCTTTTCTAAACGTGATTCCGTTTAACATAAATGGTTTTAATACCCTATCACCATTCCACCAACTACGTTGAATCCGAATATAACCTAGGGTTTCTAATTGCTCACGTAATGCCTTAAACTCTGGCCCATCATCGCTACCGGTCATACTACACTTGCCCTTACCTTTAAGGACTTCAACAAGATCTTCGTCGGTAACAACGTCCTGGTTTAGATAACTATTCCATTCTTCATAAGTAGCAAGGTGCCATTCGAGAGATTCATCGAGTTCAAACTTCTTTATTGCCACCACTCCTCCCAAGGAAATACGCACCAAATAGGATCTTCTAATTTGTTTATGGACATACCCGCATAGTCTACATCCTTAAAGTCACTTGCTTCGTTGTTGATTAGTACAGCAAAGCGTACATTGTTACCAAAAACATTTTCCCAGCGTGGATGATTGGGTAAGCAACCGCTACGCCAATCTTCTTTGATCCAATTGAGTGTAGCACCAGTGTCGTTAATATCATCTACAATAAGAATATTTTTAGCATATATAGTATAATCAAACGAATTGTCGCCGCCAAGTACACTATTATTAACTGCAATTGGTCCTATTTCACTTGTATATTCTGTTGGAAAATATCCGAATGCTTCTTCGGCCATCCATAGATTAGACTCTGGGTTAGCATTATCGTCGCGGAAACTAACTTTAAGGGTTTCCATTGGTACATCTAAATATTGACTTAACATATTAGCAGGAATTAGGCCGCCGCGGGTAAGTCCCACAACATAGTCGGGGCGCCATCCATCTCGGGCCATTGCACGAATGATTTCGTGTACCCAGCCCTTAATTGTTGCTTCTTTGTAAAATACTTTTCTAGACATAATGTTCTGCTTCTTTTAGGTTGTGTGTTTGTATATAATCTATAAATTTTAACAGGAACATACTTGCGGCGCTTGCATCTGCTCCATCAAACCTTACTAAGGTTAAACCTGTGCCATCTTGCATTTTGTAGCTGGCTTTGGCTTTACCGTATTGTACTTGATTTGTAAAATGTTCGCGACCACGGCCATCCCACCAGCGTACTCTAGTAGCACTTCCGCCAATCATGTTAAACCACTCGCCCATTTCGTCAGTGAGTTCGTTGACCATAAAACGGATTTCGTATGCTACCTTGCATCCTGGGGGAAGTTGTTGCATTACTCTGCGTCAGTTAAGGTTAAAACCATTTTAAGTTGAGCTTGTGCTAGTTCGTACTTGGCAAGTGCATCTGCTACTGTAACATTCTTGGCGGCAAGTTCTTTGATACGAGTTTCTTCGGCCATTTTCTTATGGCACCAATCTAGAGCACTAATAGCCGCACCGCTTAAACTAACTTCAGCAGTACTACCAAACGCAAGCCAGTTGCTTCCGTTATAGACTTCACAATGATTGCCATTCATGCGAATCATACCAGTTGCTGGGTTACCACTCGGATCAGGATAAACGTATGGAGTATTGTTGTGTCCGCTGACATGTAGATATCCTGAGGTGTTAGAATAGATATTATTAATCATTTTTCAACCTTGGTTAAACGTAGGCTAACATCTCTGCCTTCGGTAATAATACGATTTTCAAGTTGCAATATTTTGTGATTTAGTCTAACGATGCGAACATGAGCATATACCAATGCAGCAACTACTAAGCTAAATGTTAAACCCCACCCAGCAACAATACCGATGACCCAAGACCATAATCCATTGACTTCTCCAACGACAGTTTGCAACGATTCGACTATCATGCTTTTAACTTGCTCATAGTAATAATTTTGCCTAACTCACGATCAAAGTCTGCACCATCGGGGATAATATACAGCTCGCCATTGCTATATTCTTGCAGATTCATCTGAACAATAGTACCACCATTGGCTGGGGTAATTTTAATAGTCATTGTTTGACTGGACTGTGGCGTTTGTGCAACCCCATATCCAGCTGGATTAATATTAATAGTTCCTTGACTGCCGCCTAAGGTGTATGACATGGGTTTTTTATCTTTCTCTATTGTAATTCTACCTGCTGCTAACCAGTTTAATATGCTGATGCGGAAGTTCTTGAACCAGAAGCTCATGAACGCAATAATTCCATGCTAACAATATGTCCGATGCGTGTTGCAATATCTTCGCCGTCGGGGATAACATGTGTGATGCTATTATTACGATCTGTTCGACGATCGTAGCTACGAATCTGCACTACAGTTCCGCCTTGTGCCGGCATAACATTAAAGGATAGTCCTTCTACATCAACTGATCTTGCACCTACAGCTACATCCTGTGCTACAGACCAGTCATCTCTAACCCACTTAACAACAATTCTCTTTAGCCATTTCATCGTGCATAACCTTGTTGTAATTTGATATTATCAAAAAACTCTTTTTTAGTATTCATGTCAATTTGGAATGCACCTGTTAATACGGTAGTTTGAGTCAATGAGCTACCTGCCATAATACCACGATTTTCGCAACATCCGTGTGTGGCCTGAATATAAACTGCAATATTTTTACTACCAGTTGCTAAGCCGATCTCACGTGCTATGTCGTTGCACAGTTCTTCTTGTAGTGTGCCGCGACGAGCACACCACTGAGCAATCCTAGTATACTTACTAAGACCAATAAGCCTATTGGCGGCAATAATCCCAATGTAAGCCACTCCCACAACTGGCTGATGATGATGACTACACATAGAGCGCAATTCACTCCGTACAACCAACATGCCTTTATATCCATCATCTACCTCGTTGGGAAAACTTGTTGCATCTGGTGCAGATTCATATCTACCTGCCATAATTTCATTGTAGTACATCTTGGCCAAGCGTTTAGCTGTACCTTGACTATTGGGATCGTTTTCACGATCAATTAGTAGCGTATCTAATACCTGCTCAAAAGCCACAGTGGCTTCCTTGATTAGTTCTGCTTTTACTTCTTCTGTTACGTATTCACTGATGTTATCACCAGCCCAAAAGCGTTTCTTATCCGCTTTCATTTTTTCACGTAATACTTGTGCTAAGTTTTTTTCTGACATTGTTTTCCTATTTTCTGTCGTGGATGACTTTATTCAGTTATTGTATAGTATTTAGACCTAGGAGTCAATACATTTAGAATAAATACATGTTCAATGAAACGTGCCGTTCTGTGTGTATCTAATCCACAAGATTATATTCCTAAATTAAACAACTATAGCATTATGGTAATTAATCCTAATGCCACTCCTGCACGAAATCAATACCTATTAGCCAATTCGGACTGGAGTTTACTAATAACAGACACTGAAGAAAAACATAGAGATGGTGCCGACTATCCAAACGAGCGTGTACTTTGGTACACCAGTGGAACCACTGGCGACAGTAAGTTCTGTAGTTTTAGTCAAGACCAACTGGACAGCATGGCCAAGACTATTTGTAATGCTTATGATATTACAGCCAATGATAGGTATGTGAGTGTTATGAGTTTATGGCATGCACATGGTCAGGGATTTTATTGGGCAACACAATTGGCTGGATGTGAAACTCACTATTTGCCGGTTAAGGAAATTAGACATCTACCCAAATATAGTCCAACTTTTATTACAGCTATCCCAGACTTACTCAGAGTTATTGGTGAACTTGAATTTAATACCAATTTAAGATTTATTCGTGGTGCTAGTGCCCCTTTGCCGGATCTACTATACAAGGGTCTGCAGAATAAATTCAATATTCCTATAATAGAAGCATTTGGAATGACCGAAGCATTTAGTCATTGCTTTAGTAATCCGTTACATGGCAAACAACGTATAGGTACTGTGGGATTACCAGATGGTATTGATGCACGTATCATTAATGGCCATTTAGAAATTTGTGGAGCTAATATTGCAACCCCCGGATGGTTTGATACCGGAGACCTATCCGAACAAGATGACCAAGGTTACTACAAAATATTAGGACGTCACCGCGATCAAATCAATATCAAAGGTGTTAAATTAAATCCATTGAGTCTAGAAAAACAATTACTTGAATCTGTTGATGGCATGCAGGAATGTGCGGTATTTGGAACTGACAATGTTAACTGTGTATATGTAGGCAATTGTGATAAAGACACTATTATTAGTTTCTTATTATCATTGGGTAGTCATTGCAGACCAAGTATTTTAGAATCTGTAGAACTAATACCGTTAAACCCGGCGGGTAAGGTTTCCCGTAGTTTGCTCAATTCGTTGTATTACTAAATCGGCATAATTCTTGTAGGCGTCAATAGTGGGATGATTGGAATCATTATCCCACCATTGGTTATTAATGGCTATAGTATGCAAGTGTTCTTCGTGAACTTGAGTCCAGTCGATCATCTCAAATAATTTTGGAAATCGTTGCCGACCTGCAAATGGATGATAGTTCATGAAAAGGTACGGAATATTTAAAGTTTTTAACGTATTCTGTAAAGAAATAATTTTAATCAAGCTAGAAAAGACTTGTTGTCGATTGTTGGTAAATCTATAATAACCATCAAACAATTCCTTTACATTTGATTCAGCATTACCGGCATTAGTACCACGTGATGATACGCCAAATACCCAGTCTTTTTGTATATACTCAAATTCTGTAGTAGTGCGATCTCGTAGCATCTCTGGGCAAAAAGATGTATAGTATGTATTATTAAAATCACTAGGATCGTGTATTTTAAAATCCATTCTCATAAAATCCGCCCACATAATTAATACTAAATCATATTGCCTCTCGCTTAGTTCTGCAATAGTGGATTCTGAAATATACGTATTTCCGGCACCGGCAAGAGATAGATTAATTAACTCGCAGTCTAGTTGGGATTGTATATGTACCGGCCAACTAATCCCACTGCTACTAACACTACTTCCATTGACTAAAATTCTCATTGAAAATTTATCTTTCGCAAATCAGGATACTGATAATGTTGAGTCTCCTGATTTGCATAAGGTAATTGAACTACTCCATCTCGGCAAAGTTCTAAAGTAGGGCAGTAGTGATATCCTTGTTTAAATGTTAATTGATTCTCCCAAGGGCTAATACGTAGATCTCTACCATCGCTACGCCAACAGCTTAAAGTTTCGTACACATTTAGACTATCTGTTAAGATAGCGCCACCCTTGCCTAGTTCAAGTGGCTTGCCGTGACCAAAACTTAAACATTGTAATTGATTACGTCGATACATGCCCTGACGTAATAAGCGGGCACTATCCCAGATACGTGTATCCTCAAATTGATATTCACCAATCCAAGTTTGTTCTGACTCATTGAGATAATAGTACCCGATATCGAGTTGATTTAACAACTGTGGAATACTCAGATATGTATACGGAGTAAGACCGAGAATTTCTACTTCATCGTACCGTAGACAAAGTTCTAGTGCATGTGTACACCCATCTGTTACTACCGCGTAAGGCGCACCTGTGAACTTGGCCAATGCAGATTCAAAGTCAAATAGTGTTTGAAAGCTCATTGACTACTATACCACTTGTAAGCCGTATCGATAATGGTGGCAATGTCGCTGTATTTAGGTTCCCATTTTAGCTTTAGTCTTGCTTCTGTAGCATCAGCAACCAGCTCTGCAGGGTCGCCCCACCGTACTGGGCCATAATTTACAAATGACAATCCGTAGTGTTCCATTACATAATCGACAATTTGTTTATTGCTAACACCTGTGTTAGTACCAAGATTGAATATACTAGCACCTACATTGGGTGTTCCGTCTAGCCATGCCGGCAAAATATAATCAACTGCCTTAAGATGTGCTTGTGCAATATCCCAAACGTGAACATAGTCGCGAATACAAGTACCATCCGGAGTTGAAAAGTCTCCACCGTTAATGGTGAATGCTCGA